GCAGTAGCAATAGTAGCCAACTTGGTATCAACAATTGCTGCAGCAGAGTTAATATCAGCATTAACAATAGTATCATCAGCAATCTTTGCGCTAGTAACAGCACTATCAGCAATCTTTGCTGTTGAAACACCAAGATCAGCAAGTTTAGCAGTAGTAACAATACCATTACCCAAAGATGCTGTAGTTGCCTGAACAGTACCATCAGTTTGAACACAATAATTATTAAAATATGTTTTGTTATCAGCAAAGTTTTGCATAACCTGAACAGCATCAATAACATCACCGTTAGTAAATGTATATGTATTAGAAAAAGAAGGCATTATGCTTTCACCTTTCGTGGATTATATTTAATAGTAAAACTGTCCATACCCCATGAAAGCCCACTAGGACCAGTAACTTTCATTTGGACAGATCTAGCCAAACCAAGATTAGAACCAACCTCAACAACAGCACCTTGGTTAGCGTTACCCCACGTTGACTGGTTCCATCTAGAAGTACCAAATACTGCAGTACCAGTATTAGCAAGATTTAAAGTAAAACTTTTCTTCAATACCGATTCTTCATAATCTTGAAAAACGCTTACAGTCAAACTGCGTGCAGTCGCAGTTTGTTTTAAAATAAAATCTGGTCTACGAAACATTTTTTTCAAAGCATAGTTACGACCATCAATCCATCTAGTCACATAATAACTAGAAAAAGCATCATCAGTTCCACCAACATTATCTGTTTGACTAGTTGTTACGTCTACACCAACAACAGAATCAATATAAGGATGAGCAGCAGCATGGGAAACAGTGCCATCACTCTTAGTAAAAGTGCACCCACCACTGATACCAAAACCATCTGCCGTTTGCATCATAGTCCAACCAGCAGTTCCTAATGTTGGGTCATGAACAAAAGAAACACTAGGATCTGTAACAGTTGAAGTTTCACTATAAGGCAAAGAAACCCAAATACGATTATTAATTAAATTAACAGATATTTTATTTGTTGCCGTAGAGTTAACTTTAGATGTTTTAATAATTGGACGAATATTTTCAAACACATCCATAATCTGTTTACCATTATAAAAATATAATCCATCAGGCCAAGAAAAGAAATAAACTCCACGTTCACTAGTGCAAACAGTATTTTGGTTTATAGTACCAACCTTATTTGACAACTGGATAACTTGAAAGTTATCCGAGTTGTATCCAAGTATTGCGTACACAGCAAACTCTTTAAACACAATAAGTACACCATTAAAAGATGCTAAAGCAGTTACACCACTACCACCATCATTAACATCAATATAACTTGCTGCAGTCCACCTAGTAGGGTTAACCACAGATTCATCAGACCAACGAACACGGTTAGGGAAAGAAGTTAAAACACCAGAAACATACTCTTTAGTGTTAGCAACAAACATTTTTCCTGCATGAGTAATAGCATGTTTAGCCTGAGGCATATGATCACTAGCACTGCCCCAAATAATAGCAAGACCACCAGCAGTTGTATCACCACTAGCCAACAATGCTGTAGCAGCAGAACCATTCCAAGAATATGATTGTCCATCAGTAGCAACATAAACAGTGGAACCCCAAGCAGCAAAACTAGCCCCATTAACATTAGGCACAGGAATAGTTGTAGATGTAAAATCTCCACCAGTACCATAATAAACAAGACCGTTAGAACCAGAGTAACCAGTTGACATCATCAACTGGTGTGTGGAACCATTAAAAGCAAACAAGTTCTTGGGATTCCAAACGTTAGCAGATTCAATAATAAGATAATCACCAGTTTCACTAACAATTGAATCAGGTGTTTCTGTAGCAAGATAAGTACCAAGAAAATATGAAACACCAGAAACAATTGGTGTAGTAACAATCTTGTTCATTCCACCACGACTAGAAATACCACCCCTAGGATCAACCTCAACATTCAACATGCCGGGCGATTCACTATCACCCAATTGAAATTGATCGGCACGAAGGTTTAAACCACCAGTAAAATTATCTTGTCTAAATAACTGTAAATTCTTTGGCATAATAACCTACGGACGATAATTTCTTAAAGTTCTACCAAGGTTCTGTGTCCAACGATCATAACTGACATAAGGAAAACCACCAGACAAAATAGCAGGACGGTGACTAGTAATACGCATGATCTCTTTACGAGCCAACATAACACCCTCATCAAACGATTGCTTGTACACCGCAGCCATCTCAGCATCTTCTTGACGTTGATATGCCCGAGACAAAGCATAATAGGCTATAGCGGTATGTAAACGGTCATCACAATCAATTTCAACAGTACCGTCAGTAACCCAGTTGTATATTGGTTTACGGAAACCACGAACAGCAATAGAATACACTGCATCAGGTTTAGGGTACAAACGTTGAATTTCACCCCATTCAACAAAATACATTGGACGAGCAGACGTATCCAAACTACCAGACCAAATACGTTCAGCATCTTCAAGAGCAATCAAACGCAAACGATTACCAGAAATACTAGAATCAACCATACTAGTGATTTCTCTAAAAGCATAAGTTCCACCAGTGTAAGTGCCAGCACTAATACCACTAGTAGGGTATTCTCGTTGTCCAGCCACAGTGTTGAACGTGGATGATACTTCTAGGAACGGCCAAGTGCGTTCCAGTGTGATTATGCGATCAAACCCATCTCTCAGATAAGTGCGTATCAGAGAGATGGGCAGATCTGTTTCATCAAGGTCAATGATGCTACGAACTAAGTTAACTAGGTCTGTTGATGTACTCATCCGACGTCACGACCTTTCTCAGTAGATCTCAAATGACCAATACAATATTCTGTTCCTTTAGCCTGTGGACCTTCACAAGTATCATTGTTAGCGATACAGCGTTGCCGACCAGTATACGGTCCGCTGGCTGAAGCCATTTTAGATCCTACTTGTTGGGCTGCAGGGCGAATCCCACTAATGGGTTCGCCATACATTGTGTGGGCTAATTGGGAAGTTTTAGAAGTACTCATCACTATTATAGTGATTTGTAACTATTTGCCCATCATTGAACGACTGGGTTTTTTTGCCTGAGGCTTCATTGTTCCAGTTGAACCATAATTACTTTTTGCTTGAGGTTTCATTTGACCAAAACCCTTAGGTTTTGATTTAATAGGACCATAAGGTTTTGGTTTTGGTTGCATCTGACCTAAACCCGTAGGTGGTTTTGGTTTGCTAGGCATTAGCGTGAACGGCTTTCCATTTTGCGACGGGCAGCAGCACTCGTATTGCTACGATCCTTCTTGTATGGCTGCTCAAAACCACGTGCAGAACCATACTTTTTAGGAGTGCTTGGTGATTCTACACCACGATTAGAACCAGTACGGGCTGTAGCAGCCTTAACACCCTTAGGTGACTCTACTGAACGAGCAGAACCAACAGGCTTGTTCTTGGAACCAGCCTTGATATTGGTTTGCTCATAAGCACGGGCACTACCAATGTTGCGTGGTGTTACTTTTGGTCCAGCCATACCGCTAGATGATTCCATCTTACGCTTACTTGCTGCAGAACCACCTGAACGGTTTTTACCTGATTCCTGTGCACGCATCTGTGCAGCACTGGAAGGACGTTGTGGTGCACCAGCACCGCTAGACTTTCCACGACCACCCTTAACGGCTGTAGACTGGCTACTGCTAGGCATACCTAGAGTACGTGGGTTAACAGCCTGAGCCTTGTTAGGCATACCACGCATAGTGTCGGTACGTTGTGCTTTATTAGGCATACCCGCTGTTTTATCTGCCTTGGGTTTAGAACGCACAGAAGCCTTAGGTGCTGATGCTTTCTTCTTTTTACCTTTAGACATTTTACCGCCAGCATTATTGTTAGAAAACATCAATGCAAATGATGATAGATCTTCCATTGTTCCCATTTAAACTCCTAAATGTTAATGGTAGTGGTGGCTAGTTGCCCATACTCCGATGTTACTAGTCCACCACCACCGATTAAATATTACTTACGGTAGATAGAAACCGTGTTAGCAGCAGTGAATACACCAATGAATGAACCTGATGTTGCAGCAGCAACAGCAGCAGCACCCACAATGGTTACACCAGATGCACCAGCGGTCAACGTAATGGTGTACGTTGATGGAGCAAGGTTAACGATAGTGAATTCAAATGATGAACCAACAACCTCATCAGTAAGACCTGCACCCAACTCTGCACCAGTTGGTGTAGTGAAGGTACGGTTTGCTGTTGGGGTTTGAACAAACAGTTTGCTAACAAACAGTTCTGCTGCAGTTGCTACACGAGCAGCATCAGTTACAGCAACAGGAGTTACTGATTCTGATGCAGCAATATAATCTGCGATACGGCTACGGGTGAGTGCTCCTGATGTGGTATTTCCTACGAGTGGCATATTGCCTCCTAAATATTAGATTTGAACGATAAAGGTTTAGTGATAAGAATGTGGGGGGTTTCCCCCCCCACAACAAATTACGACTTGTTAGTCAACTTGCCTTGCTTCTTACGGTTACGGATAGTCAAGTTGCCGTAGCACATGATCAAAGCGTAACGAGCATCCAAGTCCTCAGGACGGATAAACTCGGTCTGCTGGAACCACTTAGCACTATGACCAACAAGTGTGATGTACTTAGAGTTCAAGAAGAACATTGTACCTGAAGGGCAATGTACGTCGTACATGATTGGGGCTGCCTTGAACAACAAGTTCTGGAAGCCTGCATCAGCAGTTTTGGTGTCAGTGAAACGAAGTGATGGAACCAACAATGATTCATACTTTTCAAACAGTGTTTGAGTTCCAAGGATCACGTCTGGGTGATCGTTACCAACTGAAGTCGTGTTGTAAGCAGTAGCCATTTTAGCAAGCGTCAAAGCCTCTGTAGCCGTATCTGCATACGACTGCCAGAAAGTGTTGCCCGTTCCTGCAGGATCAATACCACCAGCAACAGCACTGGTGCTGACCAAGTTTCCAAGACCGTTCCAGTTTTTGCTACTGTTGCCAGTACCATCAGAGAAGAACATTTGGTTGAAACCTTCACGCATTGACTCTTCAGCCTGCATAATTTTTGCTTCAAGAAGGTTGATGATTTCTTGTTCACCATTGTTTTTGGCTTCTTCAATACCACTGATTGAGATTGAAGCAGCGTACTGCTTCCAATCGTATTCAGCAGCCGAGATACCAGTCTGGGGTGTGAGGTTGATTGAATCGTAATCAGAGTACGATTTAACTGTGTCGTTCGCACCGTAGATAAGTGGTTCAACAATTTTAGTTCCGCCATTAAGCATACGGATACGACCTTTATCGGTCAACCAGTAGGTAAGTGGACGAGCAGTAAACACGTTGTCAGTAAGTTGTGAACGGTAGTTCGCAAGGGTGGTTGACAAGAGTGCATCAAAGTTAGCATTTCCCGGCATTGTAGCCTCCTATAATAGATGTGATTAGTTTGAAATTCCGAGTTGGCGTT